CAATCTTTAATGCATCATCTACAATTACTGGTTCTTGTGGATTATCCGATGGAGTACCATATTTTACTTGGAAATTTCCGTCTTTTGTTATATAAATGCTATCAATTCTACCTAGATAATATGAAAAATTAGTTAGTATAGCTTCATCTGATGCTAAAATATTTGCAGCAGAGTTTCCAGCTGCGTTAAATTCTCTTCCATAGAATTCTAGAGGAGATCTTACATCTTCAGCAACTGTATAATCAGAAACTCTTGGTCTAATATCAATTAAATCAGTATTTCTAATACCATTTATCGAAGGAATCTCAGTAGTATAGTTAAAAGTATCATAAGAATTTTTAGTTGTGATATCACCATCATCAGTTGACTGATAATAACCGTTTGCAAAGTATATTTTTAGTTGTTTAGCAGGTGCTTTAGAATCCGCTTTTCTCTGAATAAATGGATATCCATAGAAAGATAAATTTTGTCCATTTTGTGAACTAAAATTAGAAGTTATATCTAAACTAGTAAAGTCTAGAGTAACAGATACTCCTTCAATTTTTGATTCTTCAAAATAAATTATTTCATTTTCTTTAAAATTAATATCATTTTTACTAATAAATGCAATTTTCGTGGAGGAAATAATTTCAGCTACAATTGCACATGCATTAGTAGTCCTTCCTATTATTTTCTCACCTACAACTAGATCCGAAGTAGTACCTGTAGAACCTGTTAAGGATGCTAATGTAACTGTAGGAGCTGATGCTTCCGAAGTATCAACAGATTCATAAACAGCATGTACATTTATTAAATCAGCAACATTTAAAGATATATCCAAATCCTGCACTCTTGTGCCATATGGATAATTACCATAAGTTAATCCATCATTAAGAGTAGTAGAACCAATACCCGATGCAGAAGCATTAGATTTATTAACTACGATACTATTAACTCTATTTCTAAGTTTTTCTTTTGCTTTTGGTTTTTGTTTTTTTAATGTTGTAATAAGAGTAGCATCATCCGTACCAGTACTCAAACCTTCAATTTGCAATCTAGTAGAACCAGAAGTTAGTTTAACTCTATCTTCTGTTAAAAGTTCAGTAGTTCCATCCCCTTTTATTAAAGTATACCTTTCTGGTTTAAATGGTAAAAATGTTTCATTTGGGCCAGCAGCAACATTTTCTGATAGTTGGTTATCAACTATACGAACAGTTTGAGTTTTTCTTATTCTTATAGTTCCGTCGGTTAAATCAACATTAGAAATATTCTTATTTGGCATTACACTATAATAAGAATTATCATCAGAATCTTGCAAATCTGTACTAACAACTGTTAAATCAGAAACCTGTGTAGTAACTGCAGGTAATTTACCATCAGCTACACCAGTAACTGTATTAACACCTGTTACAACAACATGAGTAGTACCAACACTAACTACAGATGCCATAATTGGTTCATTATATGGACTTGTCTCAGCAGGACTAAACTTAAGAATATTTCCAACTTTAATATCGCCAGGAAATAATGGATTAGTACTTCTGATTGAACTAATTGTACCACTTGGATATCCAGAAAGACTAGAATCCCATGCAGTAGGTGAAAGGGTTGCAATACCAATATTAACAACATTTGTCTGAACAGTGTCTGCAGAAAAAGTCTGTGCAGCACCGACTGTATTCATATCAGGACCATTGGTATTACCAAATACTGATTTAACATCAGAAATACCAAAAGAGGTTACTGCAATAGCCACTCTTGTATTATCTACACCATCAATTACAAAACTTTCATTCTTTATAAAATCACCTTTTACATCATACAAAGATAATGCAGTACTATTAGTCACAGCATCTTTTAAAAATGCAGTAGCTCCACTATGCTTTCCTTTAATATGAGTAGGAATAGATAATGTTATATTTTCGTTTAATGTAAGTTCTGTAACTGTTTGTATATCATATAATTTTATATCCCATTCATTAAGATCTGAAAGTTCTCTATTATATGATCCAGTTTCTAAATCAGCATCATATACTCTCGCAACTCCAATTTCTTTACCTGCTGGAAGGGTTGCTGCAGTTCCCACTCTTTTATCTCTTAAACTAAGAACATAAGTATTACCAATTCCAATTTGAGGTGATCCATATACCCTATTTAATTTTAAAGTTGCACCAGTTGTAAACTCAATTGCTTGATTTTCTAAAGTCTTAGTTGTTCTCGGTTTAGGGCAATCTAGATATGTAGCACTAATTGTTTCTATATCATAACCTTTTACAAATGCTCTACCTGGAGAAACCTGATATAATGCAAGATTTTCTGCGGGAGACTTACCACTAGGAGTTAATTGAGTACTAGTAAATACTCCATTATTACCTTGATAATTATTCAAAGATTCTTTTAATTTAGTTCCAAAAGGTCTTATATAAAAATTTCCCAATCCTGTAAATGTTCTTCTAGCTAACTCATCTTCAATAATATTATATTCCGTATTTTCTTTTTGTGATTTTATTACTCCATTTTCAATTTGTGCAATTTCAATAAAATTATTATCATCAAAATCTTCTAATGGTTTTTTAATTAATGATGTAGTTATTCTAAATCTATCAGCTCCTGGAGCAGAAAAATTGGTAAATCCTCGTGCGTTATCATTTAAATTGGGATTAATATCTGAATTAATTATTTGTTCGTTAAGAAACAATCCAACCCTATAATCAGGATTTGCTGAATATTGTTCCAGAATAATACTTTCTTTACTTACATTTAAAAATTGACCTCTTGCAAAATATATTCCTTCTGATATAGAAAAACAAGAACCAACTGCATTAGAATTTTCTAATAATGTAGAAGCAAATGGTTCACCTGCAACAATTGTAGTATTAGCTGATATGATATCAGTATCCACACTTAACAATTCATCATCTAAAAATGTAGATGTTGTATTATCTAAAGATCCTGATCCTACATAATTTATATAAAGAGTAGTATTTCCTCTTTCTGAATTTCTACCCAATAAAATTTTATCTACAAATGCCGTTACTCCTGAAGTTAGTCCAGTAATTTGTCTTCCTTGCAATTGCCCAACATAGTCACTTATAGGAATTCCCAAATATACATTTTCAAGTTGAATAGCATGATAAGGATTTATATACGTGGTATTACCAGGTATTACCTTAGATCCTTCTTTAAAAAAGTGTTGACCAAATTTTTCAATCTGATTTTGTAAGATCGATTGAAGATTATTTAATTCTCTTGCTTGTACTGGATAAGCAGGTTTAAATAATACCTTATAATAGTCATTACTTGCATTAAAATCGTCAAAGTAGGGTGCTACGTTTAGATTGGTTTCCTGTGACATAATTCTTTAGAATTGCAAAATGACTTTGATATCTTCTTTTTGGTTTTTAGACCTAGTAACTGATGGTCTATTATCGACGTAAATCATATTCCCAGAATATTTTCTTACTTCTGGATTTGCCACTCCTTTTGTGAATGACTGTCCAAGATAATACGTCTTACTATTTATTACAGTAGATACACCTGTAAACGAACTATGAATAGCTAATGTGGCAGATCCACCTAAAATATTAAAGTTTCCTCCAGAAACAATATTAGAAGTAAATCTATCTAATCGGAATCCATATTCTGGATCATTATTCTGAGTACCGTTGGTATTAAATCCAGCGGTATTTCTATCTTGCCAATATTTCAAAACTTGAGTAGTTTGATCATAGGAAATAACTCTTCCAACAGCTGTAGAACCTAATCCAACAGTTTGAGTAACAAAATCATCCGCAGTAAAGGTTGCAGTACTTGCTCCTGCACCAGTTAATTTTAAAGCATACACTGCACTTGCTTTATCTAATTATAAATTGGAATCACTTCCATAAGATTTTGGATTTTGAACAATTCCAATACGAGCAAATTCATTACCTGTTATAAAATCAGGATTTTCTGTATCATTTTCAATTCTTGAATATACAAGAGCATTTTTTGCTCCCAATTCACGATATATATCAGCACCATGACCACCTTCAGGAGGAATGATAACATTAAATACAGGAGCTGTACTTCCTGCTGGTACTCCACCTGCTATTACATCTAAAGTACCAAAACTATATCCAGAACCACCTTTTGAAATAGTTACTGATTCAACTTTAGATGCACTATTAATAACGACAGTTGCTTGAGCACCTCTTCCATCACCTTTAATAGGAACTTTAGTATAAGTTTGATTTGCAGTTCCTAGTCCAACACCCCTATTCGTAATAGTAACAATCTTAAGTTGTCCACTCGTAGAAGCATTATCTCTAACGGCTGCATCAGCAGCATTTGTTGCCCAATCATTAGGAACAGGCATATAATCAGTTGCATCAAACTTAACGATATCACCTGGTTTAATAGTATAAAGATATTTCCAAATATAACCATCTCCGCTAGTTCCAGCTGCTCTTGGTTCTAAGTCTGTAAAAGTTGGTTCATCCAATGATGCTTTTCCTTCAGGATTATCAGGATCAGTTCCATTTTGAAGACAAATATAAACTCTAAAATCAGAGTTCATAACAAAATAATTTGCATCATATAAACTTATTGCATTCGATGGTTTAGATGGATTGTTTGCATTAATATCATTTCTATACATATCATAAGTGATTCCTGATGACCACTTATTCTTTTTAACTACTTGTTTTATATCACTATCTCCTATTTTTTTTAAAGCAATCATACTATCCCAATATTCATTCTCTTGAT